AGTATCTCTTATAGGCCCACTACCCAAACATCCTCCCTGCCATTCAGTCAGATGGTCAAAACGGATAGTTCTTACATGAGAATGCAGATAGTTGTTCTTACACTCTGCATGAGTAAAGGTAGCTCTGTGGAACTGAGGCCCTAAGTGAAGTTTTCCGTCGGGTTGAAGAACTACTTTAGCATACATATCTCTGATAAGATGGGTTCTGCCCCTCTCATTAGTGATAGTCAGTTCAGGAAAATGTACAATGATTGTAGCATTGTTCAAATTCTGCCTGAGAGCAATTTTCAGCCTCTCCTGATGAACTATGAAATCATCCTCAGGGACATCGAGTATCATCATAGTAGGTTTACCAGGAAGAGTGATTAACCTCCCTAACATCTGAGAAACAAAGTCATCCTCAGAAAGAACTCCCTGCAGGTCTACTCTGTCCTCACCAAAAGTATTGATGAAGATAGAGTGGACTGTCTGAATATTCTCCAGACAGTCCTTATACCATGCTCTGATGGTTTCTCCTCTATCCATCATCCTCTACTATCGCATTGCAAGAGCTCTCAACTCAGCCTCACTGTAGGGGCTGTCAGACTTGGGGGCAGTAGGGGTTGCTTCGGAAACTTTGTCAAGAATCTCTTCTGCCTCATAGTCCTCCAAGGTGCCATTGAACACCAGGACCTCAATCAGGGCATTGAACTTGTCCTCAATGGGACAAGCAGCTACCTCAGGCTTAGCCTTGGCCTTCTCCGACTTGGGAGCCTCAGGAGCTACCTTGGGAGCTTTCTTCGAAAGGAAAGCTTCCAGGTCAGCAGTGCCTACCTGAGTGAAGTTCTTTCCGAACTTTGCCTTGATAGCATCCTGAAGCCCGGCCTTCTTTACAGCCTCATAAGTCTCAGGACGGCTCATAGCACCCGAGCGAATCTTCTTGTTTGCAGTGGTCAGAGTGAAGACCAGATTATTGGTCTTTGCACCCTTCCAATCCAGGTCTCTCGGGAGAACTGAGGCATCATCTACCAGCTCAGTACGGCTGAGGCCCTCTCTGAAGGTTTTACCTTCATAGTCGATGCCATTCTGAGCGAGGTCTCTCTTGAGTTCACCCAGAGTTTCAGCCGACGACTGAATAGTCTTGTGACCATTTCCAGACTCCGAGATGATGGTGATTGTGCGTGCTTCCATAACTTTTTGTGTGTTTAAAAGGTTTGTTATTTTAGAAAGGACATTCGTCCTCTCCGATTTTTTGTTTTGTGATTAGACCTATTATGGTCTGTTGTAATTTTTCTCTCCCATGATTATGGTAGAGGTCTGAGGGGTCTTTTGACCTTAATTCAGTAGGGATTTCTATCTGTTCAAGTCCGAAGGTTCCAGCAAGTTTCTTTCCAAATTCACGTCCATAGTTTATCCCGGACCTAAAGTCATTATCATAGAGGACGTATACAGTTCTGAATCTCAGAAGAAGCTCACTAACTACATGAGCTTTGGGAATATAGCCTTCCCCTTGCAGACTGACAGATGGAATTCCTGTGTTTGCCCATATACATAGGGCATCTTTTCTTGAAGAGGTTATTATCAATCTATCTCCCTTTTCAGGCAACTTGGACCATAAATCCCAGACACTTCTGTCATGAGTATTACGCCATTTGTATAGTTTACTGAATGGTTGATATATCTTAAGAGTAGGTTTGTTATCCTTAAATTCTACAAAGACATAAGCATATTTCTCTGCAGGAATCACAATAGTACCAGTAGGCTTGTTAATAAAGATGTGTGAGATGGGATATATATCCCCGAACTCCAACCATTCCTTATTTATTCCATAGCTTTCCCAATACTCTAAATCCCAAGGTTTCCAATCTCTTACTCTTACTTCAATAGTAACCTCACTACTGAATGATACTACCCCTCTGGGTGTGGCTGTATAAGTAACTTCTACACTTTGCTCATGGGCTGTTATCCGGCTTAATTCAGAGATTAATCTCTTTTCAGCTTCCTTGATGGTAATCCCCCAGGTCTTTGCCATCAATAGCTTGAAATTGCCAGTTTCTCCTGTACCAAAATCAACCCAATGTATCTTTCCTGAAGAGCCTGATGTGATACTTAAGGAAGGACTTGAGTCTCTTCTGAAAGGGGAACTTATTACACAAGGGATTTGGTGTATATTAAAGTAAAAGGCAAGAGCTTTATACTCTATGTCCTTACTCCAATATACACTATAATCACTTGATTCGCCTTGAGCGAAGCCCATTACTAATTAAACCAATTTCCCTGAGCTTTGGGGGCCTCCTGCTGAGCTTCAGGAGCTTTGAAAGCTGTAGCACCTACTACATATTCATGCAGAGGTTCTACAGAGAACTCAGTGTTGGGATAGCTCCCATTGTTCTTTGCAAGCTGGATTTCCTCATCCAGTTTGCTGTAGTCAGTGACTCTCAGTCTGAGAGTCTTGCGGATGAAGACATCCTGATACTGCTTGTTGTCATCAGTGGTTCTCACACCGAAGCACAGCTTTACCTGATTGCCCGGCTGACTGCCAATGACCTCTCGGATTTCCGAGACATCTCCCTTGAAGTAGTCCTCCACTCTGCCCAGCTGAGCCTCAGCATCTGCAAGGTTCTTGATGGGCTTCCACTCTCCAGTGTTGTTGTCACGGAAAGTAGGACCAGGGATAACCAGGAAATTCTTGAGGAAATCCACCAGGTCAGCCTCACCTCTGTAGGCCTTTCTCATGCCCTCAGTGCTGTAGATGACCTTGCTGGTGCTCACCTCCATCTTCTCAGCCTCTTCCAAGGTAATCCAGAAGGTTTCACCATACTTGTTAATCATCTGCACCTTGGTGCCCGCAGAGCTAATCCACGGAGCCTTGGTGAGGAAGAAGCTGACCTTAGAGGTCATCTCAATCCCATTGCACTTCTCAGCATTGGACTTTACAATGAAGTCCAGACGAATCTGAGGATACTCCACACCATTGATGGTGGTTTTACCCACATAGGTGGGCTCATTGGTCATCTGAGTGCCATAAATCTTCTCCAGCTCAGCCTTCGAAGGATTTACAGCCAGGATGTACACAGGTGCCACACCAATGTACCGACGGATGACAGACTCCTTGGATTCCTGACCTGCTGCAAAGGCCATAAAGAGGACTTTTACTAAATTACTCATTACTTATATAAGTTTATGTTGTTGTACTTTGTTTAACCCAGGAAAGGTGCTTCCTGTACCAGTTCCATCTCAGGCTGAGGCTCCATGCTCACTTCAGCCTCAGGAATCTCAGGCTTGTCAGCAATTTCCACCTTGCCCTCATTGGCAATGATGATTTCAGGGTCAATACCTCCAGTGATGGGGTCCATCATCTGCTTGTAGGCATCAATCTTGTCATCGACCTCTTTCAGCTCAGCCAGAATTGCATTGGCCTGCTTCTCCAGAGTGGCTCTTCTTCTGAGCAGCGGAGAAATGTTCTTCAGTGTTCTCTTCAGTGTAGCTACTTCAAACCGCGAAAACTGTTTAATCATTGTGTTTTGTGTTAAAAGAATTTTATGATTCTGCCCTCCTTATCCTCAAGGACAGAGAGTTCGTACTTTTCGGATAAGTCAGCCTTGATAAGCTCCATAATATGACTTTGTATAGAACAAATCTGTATCAATAACAAAGCCATTGCAGAACTCTTACCATTGGCCACACAGTATTTATAGATAGTTTTAAGCCATCCGTCCCTATTCAGGGAGGCTACAAACACCAATCTATCCATAATACTCATCCATAGCTTTGAAGACCAAAGCCAAGTCATTCGGAATAGTGTTCTCAGTGAACATATCTTCCGGAGTTTTTGCAGGAATTTCTGCAGTACCTACCATACACTTGTGAGTGTAGAACTGGTAAGTGGTAGAGGTTTTCTCCATAGAGGGCTTGCAGTAAAGACAAATGGGAACCACCTCCAAAGGATTATAATGGTCCTCAATCATCTTACCACTCATCTTCACCTTCTTGGCTACTACAGCTCCATCAGAAATTACGTCGTCATCATGAAGCATGAGGACCACATTGAGGTCACCTCTTGCATTCTCTGCTGTCTCGATAATCTTCTGAAAATGAGCAGCCATTTCAGTGAATTTTCCATAGCCAGTCTCTTTGGCTCTTCTGAATAGCTCTTTCTCGACAATGAATCTTGCATCATCAATGACAAGAGTGGTGATGTGAGGCTGGGAAGAGCTGATATGCTCAATAAATCCTACCACATCATCCCATTTGTCAAGATTAGCCAGGTTTTTGTTTTGTGCTGAGTAGAGAGCCCTTGAACCTTTGAAGGGAAGGTCTTTCTTCAGAACATTGACCACCACAGTCTTTGCAGGGTCAAGATTCTTTATACTCCGACTCTTTCCACTTCCAGTAGGTCCTACTACAATCAGTATTTTACCCATTCTTCTTGAATAAATTTGTGAAAAATCTCTTGGTTTTGTTTTTGTGTACAGTCATGAGAGTGTTACCTCTCAGTCTATTCAAGAAGTTATAAACCCCCTGAATAGCCTCTTTGTCATCAGCTCTTGGCAGCTCTTCAAAGACACCTACAGCTCCATCGAAATACAATGGACATACCAGACCTCCAGCTCCATTATCCCTATCATCAATAATCTCCATGAATCGGATATTATTTCTGAACATATCAATGTTATAGCCCTCATAAGAGTGCTCACCGAATTTAAAGGGAGAATAAAGTCCAAAGGCAGTATTGATATCTCTGATAGTAGACTTACAATCTGCAAGACCACTTGCAGATGGTTTCATCAACTTCAGTTTGATATTGTCTGTGCCTTCCTGAGCCTGAGCCTGATGCTGAATAAGCACAGGAGACATGCCAAGCTGATTCCTCAGAGTGACGAAATACTTCGATAACTTCTCAATACTTCCCATCTTCCCAAGATTGCTTTCCTCGATTATATTTGAAGCATTATCAAAGATGATTATTACAATCTGTTCAGGGTCATCAGGGATATATTGGTCTATTACCTCAATCTCCTCTTCTCTGCCTGTGTCAGGGTCTTTCTTCTTAATAGTGGTATAAGTAAAATGCCCATGCTCAGCTGCCCAAGCTCTACAGTACTTGTTGACTCCAGTAGGATTGCCTATATCATCAATGAAAGTAACTGTATTAGCAAAAGAGTTGATATACCTTGTATATTCCTCAGATTCCAGTAAATCCAGAACTTCTTGAGGAACAGGTTTATCAGCTCTTGTACTCTTCAAATCTACAGGAGAGATTCGGATAGATTTGTTAGAGAGTCTATAAAGAAGATGTGAATAGAACTCCATCATCTTATCCTCCTTACTCATCTCTCTTGTGAAATACAACACCTTGACACTCCCCTGCTGGGGATTCTCAAGGAAATAAAAGAAGGGGTCATAAACAAAAACCTTGTCAGCAAACTTGGACTTACCTATCTTTTGATTGGCAGTCACCAAGTAATACCTCGCCCTTTCTATACCAGGGAACCACACTCTGAATCGGGGAAAAGGAAAAGGAAGACAGTTGATAAGTCCCCTTAATATCCTATCCCTCCTATCCTTGAGTATTTGTAGTGCTCGTGTAGCTAAAGACATCAGTTAATATTTAAAGGAGAATAGGTTTCCCCATCTGAGTTAAACAATGGTACTTGTCCAATCATTTCTCAGGTTTTCTTCCTCACCTGCATTCTCCAGATAGGTGAGTAAATCTGATGTGCTCTCAACATCCCCGGCAGCTCCTCTTTCCTCTTTCCAAATGAAATATTTCAAGGTTCTCATAAGACGATAATTGCCATTATGTCCCTCTACATATTTCTGAGTAGCTCTGATGATATTTTCATGCGGATATTCTCCATATTTCTTAAAGAACATCTTCAATCTTTTCTCAATCAGTGCCACACCTTCAGTCCAAGGTAGGTTGGTTCCATCTTTCTTTCCTTTAGGATAGAGGTCTTTCAAGGCTTGTGCCAATGTCTTTAAATCTCTGTTATCATCAGAAATAGCAGACTGCGAAAGAACATTATTCACAAAATCTCTGCCTTCAGTACTTACGACAAACCCATTCACCTTTTGACCATTCAAATCAAAAAGAGGCTGTCCGAAACCCTTCAATCCCAAATCCGTATAAACTTGGTCTGCTGGAGTTCCTCTGTTAGTTGCTGCCCAAAGAATTAGGAACTCTTCTAAAGAGAGCCCTTTGAGCAATGTTGTGTCTACTACAAGTTTCATAGTGGTATCTCAGAGAGGTCTTCTACAGTGTGAATATAGTTCATGTCAATACCCTCCAATGCCTTTTCCAAATACTCCTCATCTCTCGTGCCCCGGAAATAAAGAATGATTTGTATAGGGTCATCAGCTCTCAGAGTTCTACCGAACTTTTGAATAAAGGCTCTTTCCTGACCATCTAATTGAGCTATTACACCCACTTCAATATCAGTCAAGTTTTGACCTTCTTGTAACATGTTCACAGCTAAGAGATTATTTATCTCTTTGTTATTAAACCTCTCTATAGTCTTGAGGGTTCCTGCTTTTTTCGAATGAATTGCATTATCCCCTCCCAGAAGTTCAGCCTGGTCTATGCTTCCACAGAAACAGATGAATCTTCTCTCTTTAAGTAATTCCAATAATGCTCTCAATGCAGTAGTTTTGAACTCTGCCAAAGTCCTCTTCCTCTCACTACCAAGCTGCAACCATTTATTCTTGAGAAATTCTTGTCTCCTCACCATAAACTGCCTTTTGAAATACTCTACCTTATTGGTAAGATAGTTATATTTCTGAAGCTGGTTGCACTTAATCACAAGAGTAGTAGGTGGCATGGTTTTCTTCCTACTGATGTAACTGAACATTCTTTCAAATGTGGTCTCCACAACCACCCTTTTCTTGGAGTCTCCCCAAGATTCTTCGATGACTTCCGAATAGTTAGTTCTGTCCAGAGAGAGAGGAACCAGATATATCTTAGGAACTGGCAAGAGTCCTTCAGATATTGCGTCTCTGAGAGTAATAGTATACTTATGGAATCTACCATTAAAAGCTGCATTTAACAGCTCTTCATCATCTCTCGACAGAGTTGCAGTTAATACAACTACCTTCTCTGTCTTCAAAGTAGAGAGAATATTCATTCTCAACTCTGATTTTGCATGATGTCCTTCATCAAGGATGATAATATCCCATTCAGTATCCTTGTAATTCTTCAGAGAGGCATAACATTCGACAGTCACCTTAGACCAGAGTTCAGGATTCCATCTCTCGAACTCCTTCTTCCAATTCTCCTTATGTGGTATTTCTGCCACAATAAGAAGTATCCTGGCTGGTTTACCCAAGGCAGCTATCTCTATAGCTCCTCTTGATTTGCCCACACCAGTAGCCCAATTAAGAATTAGGTACTTGTGCTCCTTGGACAACTCCAAGGCCTGCTCTAATATAGACTCTCTTGTCATCATCTAACTCCAAATCTGTGAAAGGAATATCCCCTCCCAGCTGAATTCCAAACCCTTGGAATCTTTTGAAAACTTCCCAAAGATGAAGATGTAAAACCATACCTTCATGGTATCTCATAGCCTTTAAATAGGCTAATGTGCTTGGTTTAACATCTCTATCCAAGAGTTTTTCAGCTTGCTTTATAAGATATTCAGCTCCAGCACGAGTTAGAGTGATTCTCACTTTATCCTCCAGGTTCATCGATTGTTCAGATAATCCTGAAGAAGTTTGAAGGAACCTCTCAGAGGAGCAGGAGTCTGCACAGGGGCAATGGCTACTTTGGTACCTCTTGCCTCGACCTTTCTGTTGATGAAAGTCTTCTGTCTACAGAACGTAGCAAAGCACACTCTCTCCTTGGAAGTCACAGAATACCAGCGTGCTACTATTCTCCATACATACTTATTCTTCCTTGCCTCAGTGTACCCAAGAGTAGCTAAGGAAGGGGAGTTGTATATCTTGGCAGCTGCTCTACAGCAGGCAGCCATGATATTCTCAGGGGTCTTTCTGACTTCTGCTCTGATGATGACATCTACGGCTTCAGGGGTTTTTTTTTCTCATTACTCCATGATTTGATAGGTGAAACTCTTTCCTCCGTAGTGCTCACAAAGCCTCTGGAGATGAATCTTGAGTCTCTGCTCAGCAGACAGTTTCTTCCAGTCTTTATTCTTGAGCTTCAACCCAAACATCCAGCTCTCGAAAGAATCAGCACTTGTCATCCAGGCATATGCTTCTCTTCCAAGAGAAAGGGATTTGATGGCAGGTTTAGCCACCAGATTGTGATGTCTGAACCTGCCTCTCCTTACTACTTTCGCAGCAATTTCTTCAGGAAGTTTTTTTTTGGACCCTCCTTTTACGTCACCAAGAGTGAGGGCCCATTCAATCTTGGTAATCTTACTCTCGCGTACAAGAGTGCCTCCCTGCAATACAATGCTCAGGAGGACTTTGGTTTCTGTATACATTAAATATAGGGTTCGGGGCACTTCATTTTAGTATGTTATTCATCCATTGTGTACTTCTCAATCCACTTTCTTACCACTGGACAATCAGCATTAGGATTACCTATCACAAGGGCAGCTAAAGCGTCAGATGCTATGGATTTAAATCCACTGGATAAAAGTGCATATATAAGGTCGTTCTTGTCTCCAGATAATCCTATATATTTCAAAGAGCGAAGGTACTTATCAACTTTTCTGTATAGGTTTCTTTTAGTTCTACTTCTTCTTCTGTCAGCGCTATCCCAAGTCTCTTTCCATCTTCTGAAGGGGTCTGCAAGAGTATCAGGAATTATCTTGTAATCCAGATACACAAAAAGAGTTTCTACAAACCTTACAGGATGAGGACAATATTGATACATCAGGTACTCGAAATAGTTCCAATTACCTGCATAATGGTTGAAAGTTTTAAGTACTTTATTTTCTTTAAGGAAGAGCTTGAATAATACAAGTCCTTCCTCTATTTCCCTGTGCTTGGTCCACCTACTACGATTCTTGATATTCATCGTCCCAATCCGGATGATTTTTAAGTAACCATCTGCAACAGCTTACCACAATCAGATGGGAAATACTCACTGCTGTAATTAATCCTATCACTACCCAATGCCAGGAAGGTAATGTGACCCAAGAACTGATGTAGATAATGTAAAGGAAGATAGCTATCCATGTGGTACTACAATAAATACAATATCCCAGAGGATACGCAATCCACCCAATGACAGGCCACCACTTAAGATTGTATCCTTCCTCACTGGCCTCTTTAGGCCATTCCATACAGAATCTTGCATTATCCACCCATCTTGACAGGACTACATATATGGGGTTAAGAATCATATCTTTCCCCTTGAGACAATTTCTATAGAAAAGTCCCAGAAGGCCTGCTATGAGGCCAATGAATAAGAATTCACCAATCATTGTGTTTTTTTTTGTTTATTCTCCTTTGATTTTTAGTTCTGATACAGGAATACCCAGTTTATCCGCAATTTCTCGCATGGTGTATTCCCTTTTAATTTTCCTTTCCACAAGTCTGGAAGCTTCCTCTATAAACTCTCGGGAGTCCTGAAACTCCTTATATACATACCTTGGTTGCACTTTTCTCTCCCACTCGAACCAATAGAGTCTGTCATTGGAAATTACTAACCTTTGAGGGTGCTCAGACACTCTCCAGTTTACAAGAGAGTACCCTAAATTCTCCAGTTTCTGTTGAATTTTGTGTAAATCTAAGAAAGACACAGTATTCAAATGTAAACTCAGCAGGTCCATAATTAAAGAGGAAATATAGTGCAATTAGCAGGGATTTCCATCTCCTTACTCCAGTCCTTGTAGGAGTCTGTGAAGGTTACATGGTCATAGGTTCTACTGAGATTACGAATTCCTTCGGGATTAACCATATGAACCACCTGAATATCAAGAGAAGCCTGAGGATACACTTTCCTCAAGAGTTCTGCTATCCCCATGAAAGTACCTCCTCTGTCACAGAGGTCATCCACCACAAGAATATTCTCAGCCTCTTTGAAAGCATAATCCCCACTCTCTCTTTGAATAGCAAAGCCCTTTAATTCTCCAGTTTGAGGGTCTCTTGTCTTGGTACATATAATCTTGGGGTTCCGCCTGAAGAGATTGCTGTATCTCTCTAAAGCTCCTTCATCAGGGAAGCAGAGTACTCTGCTCTCCTTGACCCAAGGATTTAACAACATATTTTGACTGTTGCTGATAAGAGCTACAGCTCTTTCAGAATGAGCCTCACAGAGAGTTACCTTGGTAGGATGAATGCTGTTGATAGCATTTGCTACTATCTCCAGACTGAAAGCTTCGTTGAAGCTCATTACTCTGTCCATTCTGGCACTCATCAGATACCTGATGGTGAGGCTGAAAGGAACTCCTTGTCTATTGAGAATATTTCCTACCTGCAATAGTACAAAGAGGTCATTAGGGTTAGCTATTCTACACACTATATGTGCAGGATGCTTTCTGTTGATTTCCCCAAGCACTATATGAGGTTCTCCATCAGGGAAAGTAGTGAGAGTATAGGGAACCCCTGGAGCTTCCCTATTTATCAGGTTGATTAGATTCATTTCTGTTAACTTCGATTAGGTTAAGTACAGAGTTCAGAGTATTAGCTGCCTCTTGAAGACCAGCTCTGTCATCCAACAATATGTTGTAATAGGGCTTCCTGGTCTTCATGATAGGACTCTCATTGATATAATCTATCCTAATTCTGTAATAACTACAATACCTTTTTATCCACTGTAGAGTATCCTCATCATCATTAGATGTAAAGAGGACCATAATGAAGCCCTCTTCTGAACATCTTCTGAGTAAGTCGATAGCATCCTTGACATCAAGACCTAAGTTGTGATAGTCAAAAATAGTATTGTCAAAGTCGAAAGCTATAACCAGCTTTCTGTACTTTTGATACTCTTCCCAGAGTCTCTGAGTAGCAGAATGCTGGTTATAGGCTACATTAAGAGAGGCTTTCATCTACCCTTTTTCTGATTTCTTCGAGAGTGTGCTCTATCATCAGTTCACCATTGATGAATACAGTCCACAGTTGAGTGTATGTATCCTCTTCTTCTCTGGTTACCTGGTCAGTAGCTACATATTTACCATCTACCAAATCCACTTTGATAAGGCCTTTGAGAGACTTCTTTACACCATCATCAGTCTTGGGGTCCTTGAAGATTTCTCTGCCTTCACCATTCACTTGACACCAAGTGGCTTTCATAGCAAATCCCAGAGAATCTCTCGATTTATACTGATAGGTGTAAGAACCTACCCCTAACACAAGATTAGTGGCTGCAAATCCCTTTGCCTCCAATCTTGCATAGATGGTCTTCTGTCTTTCCAGAGTGATACTATCCCCATATATCATTCCAATATGAGAATCAAGGACTTTGTAGCCCTTCTCATTTACAGCTCCTCCAAACACATCCCAAAGGCACTCATAGGCACCTTTCTTGATATGCTCGGGAAGAGCTTCATACTCCTCCTTGGTGTACTTTGCAGGGTCTACACCACAGATGATATCCTCAGGTACACCTGAGTCAGGTCTGATGATTACTCTACCTTCTCTTGCAAGGATGGTGTCTTTCAGTCTGGGTACATAGTCAGTGATTACCTGCCAGAAATCCCAAGTATTAGATACTATAGAGATGAATCCCTTAGGATAAACCCCTGTAATGAGTCTTTTGAAAGTTTCGAACTCATCCTCTTTACCACCAGCACACATCACAGAGTGCTCAGTTGCAGGTACAGTAGCTGCAATTAATTCCTTGTCAGCATCTGCATAATAGTACTCTTCCAAAGCCTCAATGGCAGGAATAGTCTCAGAACCTACAAATGAAGTAAGATGAGCCATACCTGACATAATTGCTGCTTCTACGCCTGCCATTCCTCTCATTGAGAAATCATGTACCATGAATCCCAAAAAGTCATTCTCGAAGCCAGTCTTCTTTGCATGTCTCAACAGCCCTTTCTTGTAGAGTCTTGCTGAGGTTGCAGAAGTCATAGGCAACCAGAGAGAGGTGGAAATGAGTGTCTCCAGATAATTAGTCAACCAGAAGAACTCAGGCATAGTGTTGATAAGAGTCAATGCAGGAACTCTGATGGGACACAGAGAGCCTTCAGGAAGAGCTTTGATTTCAATAGGCAGATAGCCTAAATCCCACAAAGCTTCGATGTGTTCAGCGCCTACCTGATTGTCAGGTCCTAAGAAGGTATCTATTCTTCTTTTGAACCAACTTACAGCTTTTATTTTGGGAATCTCAAAGAACGACTCTCTCATCCTTTTGATAAGATACTCCTTGATAAAATACTGTATGCCGAATACTACAACCCCTTCTTCAGCCTCAGGATAGTAGGCACAACTCCTCGGAGTCCAGTTTGAATAGACATACTGGGTTCCTTCAGGATATTGCCTTCTATGGTCCAGCTTATAGCCGTCAGTGAGTAGAATGGCATCCATTTGTTTTAACCATATTATTTATGTTATTAAAAGATATTCCTTATGTTTATTAAGCTATCGCTTTAGCTTAACACTAAGAATTTTCTCCACAAGAGCCATTCCTCCTAAGAGAATGGCTGTGAGAGTGTTACCAATAGGGGTAAAGGAGAGAAGAGCAAGATAGTCCGCCCTCTCCATTTCCAGCATGTCTAAGACATCTCCTACAGTCTCACAGTCCTCTGCTTCTTTGCTGCGAATTATGAGCACCCAAACAGCAAAGAAAGAGAGAATATAAACCACTATTCCAATTATCCACCACATATTACTTACTTACTTTTGTGATGGCTATCAGAGCCTCTCTGGGTGAGTTGAATCCTAAGGGATTCTCAATTCTTTCTGGAATAACTTCCTTTCCCTCCATCTTATAGAGAGCAAGACAGGTCTTGAAAGTATCTCCTTTGGTCGAACCAACCAATTTGGTTGTTCTAATCTTTCTTTTCATTGTCAAGTTTAATAAATAATACATAGACTAAGGTAATAAACTGCATAGCCAATACAGCTACCATGAAGTTATTATCTTCTTCCAAGGGATGAGTGAGGCCGAATACAGGCAGACATACTATTGCAGCAATAAGAGCTGCCAAATAGAAGCGTTTCATGGTTACTCCTGGAATATGCTGTATATAAGTCCAAGTATAACTATAGAAACTATCATAACCAGTCCTATCATAGGTATCACAAGGATACACTTGATTAATTTTGGCATTTCCAAAACCAAGTTTATATGATAGACGAGAGATATCTGAAGTATATATAACAGAATGAATGCAATCAATATCAGTACGAACATAATAAAAGAATGTTATTTGAAAAACCCAATAGCAAACTGAACATCCTCTTCAGATAATCCAGTTTCCCAGTGAGTATTTCTAAAGTTAAACATCTGATGAGAGAGAAAATCCCTGTCATCATCCAGAATGAGATATTTCACAGGCTCATTGATATTTTCTTTGAGCCACAAATCTATCTCATCCCCTCTGCAATACTGTGATTTGAAGGTCTTGGGGAGCAATCTTTTGGTTACACCGATAATCTTGTCACAGAAAGGAAACTCTATGCCACCATTGAAGAATCTGTTCTTATCCTTCAATATAGCTATAGTGCTCTCTACAGTATGTGACCTCCAAGATGAAGATATAACCAGCTCAGCACCAGTCTCTTCCAGTATCTCCCCTAAGAGTTTCAACTTCTCAGGGTCTAATTTCCATCCACTCTTCAGTGTAGTAATCACACCGTCGAAGTCTAAGAATATAATCTTTTTCATAATAAAAATAACCACCTCTTACTTGGTCATTGGTGGTTGGGGGGGACTCTTAAGTATGCAAGTATCCATCTGAGCTATACGCAAGGGTCTTGTATAGCGCCCATATCAACACAACCCTTGTGGGCATTATTCTACCTATATCTTACTTGTTATAGGAGATGGAATTCACCAAGTCTTTTACTTAAGCCTAAGAGCCTGAGTTTCATAAACTATATCCACACCTGATAGCACAGTTGTAGAGATAGTACAGTCTTAACCGATGGCCAAATTCAGTGGTAGGCAACCACATTGGAATATTTTTGAGAGGAAAGAGATATAAAGATAGATAACCCCTTTCATACAGAAATTTACTGAACTCTTTCCTTGAGAATTCAGGAAGAAGAAAAGGATAGCCAAGAGGTCTATATTTGCAGTCCCATCCTATCATTTCCACAGTGGCTATTTCTATTTGGGGACACATAAGACTGCCTTCCTTCACCTTACCGTCCACCTTACCGTCTGTACTGGTGACAGTGTGTTCCTTCAGTCTGTCCAGAGCCCTTACATATATCTTCCTGCGAAGAAACTTAGGGAGAGCTCTTTTTCTCTTTGCACAGAAGCTGAAGATTCTTTTGTATATCCAGGTTTTCATTATGGCTTGGGCATATAGGTTCCTAATAACTTTTCATTCCCTGCGTAAGGAATACATTCAGGGTAGGGTTCTTTGTCTATACATTTGTAAGGGTACTCCACCACTCCTGTGTACTCTGCAAAGATATTTGCTTCCCACGGGTCTTTCAAACTCCCTCTAACAAGCACCCTATCGAAGGGTTTGAAATTGAAAGAGGGAATAGGAACATCCAGAATATCCTTGTAAGTTACCTCAGGGAAGGGGCATTTCAGATAGCAATCTATATTTACAATCTCCCTCATTTGACTCCCCTCTACAGCAAGGAAAGTAATAAAGGAGAAGGTTCCTTCAAGCAGATGACCAGGACTCACAGGAGCCCATGTAAAGCCTAATCTCAGAAGATGAGCTTGAACCCTCTCAGTAGTTTTCGTCCCAGTCCAGAGTTTAACTCCCTTTTTGATTTCCTCTATTGTCATAGTCGTAGTGTTTAGCATTCAAAGGTCAACTTCCCCCTGAAAGGTTTAAGGTCACGCATATGGATATTTACTATCTGTCCTGCATTAACTCCCCTCTTAGCATAGAGTACAGTGACTTTCACTACTCAGGCTCCAGACAGGTCATGTCAGTCAGCATGAGAATAGCATCTTTCCATACGGAATTAACGCATATGTATAACTCTCCCTGAGAGTTATCCCATGCCTCTGCTTCTACTGTAACTTTCATTTTCTTTTCTTTTTAGGTATTTGTCTTACTCTGATTAATATCTCATCTCTCATCATTCTTCTTACCATACTTTGAGCTTCAGATATATAGGTCTTTGGGCCTCGATAAGAATTCCTCAAAAAGTGAGTACGTTTTTCCTCTGTGCTAAGAGTCATATCCCAAAGACTGTTTGTATGATAGTATATAACTACTCTGTTAGTATAGTATACCAACTTAAATCTCCTCTTAGCCAGCTTTCTGAATTTCCTTAAGTAATAAATGTTCATAGTTTTAGGTTTTAATAATAAAGTCAAGGTGTGCTGACATGGGCTATTACTCAGCTCTATTGTCTGGGCCATGCTCTCTATACTACTATACACCAGTAGACTAATCTTCCTCCTTGACTGATAGCTACTCCAGCATATTCCAACTGGACCTCCATACCTAAGCGCAGGAAACCTGTCGACTATCCTCGGTACTTTTCTGAAATTAATCTTTGAGGCATCTTAAATACTTAACATCTGTGGAATCAGATTCTCTATGCCAATCTCAAGAGACAAAGCCTTGAGGGGGACTCATAAGAGTAAGTATCCTTGAAAGTAGCTATTTAGTGACCAGAGTAATATCTCTACTACCCTGGTCTGTACTAATCCCCATAGGTGGCCTTCAGCTCAAAAACTGTCTCCAAAAAAGCAGCCACTCCTCCGTCTCAATTTATGTTCAGTTTTTGATTGAGTTTGAGATTAGATTTCGATAGCTTCAATCTCTTTGATAAGAGCATCGAAGCCTTTGCAGTTCGAGGTAATCACACTGAAGATGTTCGAGGACCATCCTGCAATGTTGAGAATCCTCTGGCTCTTGTGGAATACAGAGTTTCCCTTGGTCTGCCTCAGATTGACCACGATGGTATTGCAGAAGGGATTAATCTTCTTGAACTCTTTGAAGAGTTCTACGAAGGTAGCACTTCTCTCTCCATAGCTTCTGCCATACCAAGGAGTGTCCCCTTTCTCTCCGAGCTGACAATCAGAGAAGACAATAAGATTGTCAATCTTAGTCTTGTTCTTGATTGCATCTCTGAGGAAATCATACATTCCCTGTTCAGTGCTTGTACCACACTTTGCACCTTCAGCAAATGAGTATTTGTTGAAGGCCAGCAATCCCATGTCTCTCTTGATGGGTACAGGAATAAGTCTGTCTCCAAACAGTCCAATGAATACATTGCTCTGTCTGAAGGCCATCATAGAACCAAAGAGATTGCCAATCATGGCTGAAGTTACCTTCGAGAATGCAGATACTCTCGAAGAACCACCTGCATCTCCTCTCACTGAACCAGAGTGGTCAATGAGAATAGCACAGTTTCCTTCCAACTCAGGGATATTCTGAACTGAGTACAGAAGAGCCTCCTCAAGAGCTTCGAGAAGCATCTGCTTCTTATCTTCGAATTCTACGGAACTTTTGTACCTCCGGTTCTTCTTGTCATCTTCGAACTGAATGACAGTGCCTTTGGCTGCTTCCTTGTCATAAGGAACAGCCTCTACTTCAGAATATGCTGTTGCAAATCTGAAGGGAAGCTGTTTGGACCTGAGCACTTTCTCCTTGATAGTGAGCTGTCTGCATACCTCCTCTACACTGTCAGGAGCATAGAGAAGAATATTGCGGAGATTCCTCAGCAGAGACATATAAGGAGCTCCCTGAGGATTGGCCAATACCTCATTGATAGCATCAGCTTTCAGCTCCTCTTTATCTTCCTCACTCTGAGCTGTCTGTCCAGCTTTGGACATTGTTTTTTCGAAGGTGGTGGAAGAGTAGAGACCTGAAAGAGACATACCCTTGAGGAGTCTGTCATATGCC